GAACGGCTCTGGTAATTAGATACTCAGTATTAAAAGGAACATTCAATAAAGCAATAATGAAATTAACTGAAGAGCAGTACAATAATTGGAAAGTCAAACGTATGTTAATCCAAGATGCTATGCCGCACTTGGATAAAAATGAACGAGAATTTCTCATGACAGGCTATACTCCCGAAGATTGGGAGGAAATGTTTCCACCAGAAGAGGATGAAAAAGATGAATAAATCAGAAGACTATCCATATATCGAAGCATGGGGAATTATGATGTTTTCCCATCGCTATTATATTGATGGTGAAAAAGAACAGGCTCGCCTAGATGGTGCTCCACAAAATGCCATCTATAAAGATTCTACCAGACAAGAATGGATAACTTATGACGATATATCAAACGAGGAAACTCGCCTAAGAATTGATTTAATTATGAGCAGCTAAAATGACAAAGTATTCTGTCCAAAAAGGCAACTCCAAACTCCTCGATGACTATCGAGGAGATAGGATTTATGGCGATGTGTATATCATTCTTAAGGATGGAGCGCCACATTACGAGGTGGTAGTTTCCACTTTAGGTGAATGGTGTAACTGCAAGGGTTTTGAGCATCATGGTAAATGCAAGCACATAAAAATGGCTCAAGACTATAGGAGCAAAACATGACATACGGAGTTCTGACATTCATAGGAGATTTTCCAGTAGCAGGACAACCAAATTGGGATAATAAATTTGCCATGTTGAAAAATGCCATTACTGCTGCCAAAGAACAACATGAATTTTTTAAAATAGATGAAAATAATGAACATTATACTGTGGTATTGGATTTAGAAAAAGATGAAGATGACGACGTAGTTTGGATAATTTACCAAGATCAAGAATCAACAGGAATGAATGCAATGGAGTTAGCAGAAAAATTAGCTTATGGAGAATGTCCGTGATAGTAATAGATTATGAATATTTTCCTGTAAAGGTATCAGATGATCATTGGATAATCTATAAGGTTGACGATTGGCATTATAAAGAGCCAGTCAAAACATACAATATAAAACGATGGGGAGGTGCCATGCACTGTGATTGTCCAGCAGGTGGGCGCTGCAAACATCTCAAAATGATCGAGTCAAAGAAAGATTTGTTTGAATGATGTTGCGTTTTGCATCTCACGGGATGCAATGCGGAACGTCACACCGGCGTTCTGGGAAGAAGTTTACAATCCCTTGTGATTTTGTATCTTCTTTTCCTCACTAGTAAAAGAGGTGGAATATGAGTAATAACTTGCTAAGGGCGTTGGAGTACTTGGATAAGATGTCCAAGGAATCCGGGTTGCCCCTCGATCAAGTGCACAAAATCCTCAAATTGAACGAACAGGAGCAGGAGCGAATGAATGCTCTTCGTCGTTCATCCGAGGAGGAGATCTCCATGATCGAGGCAGGTGTTGCGCGTATCTTTGGTAATGACAACGATACAGAGTTGACTACCAAGGAAATGGCAAGGGAGATTGGTGTCTCCGATGTCAAACAAGGCAATCTTGCGCGTATCAGCAAGATGATCAAGCAGCTTCGGCTGACTCATCAAAAGGCTGCCGCGTAAGGTCTAACTTGGGAGGGCAGTAAATGCCCTCCCTTTTCAGGTGTAAATGTCATGATAGACGCAGAAAAAATACATAGACTTCAAGTTTTATGGAAGAAAAATCGAGAATATTTCCAGACTTTTCTTACAGAACTTGGAGAGGTTCGTGCTCAATTCGGAAATGATAGAGATTTCGCAAAATGGTGTGTAACTGATTTACATATCAGTATTGGAGTTATTACCAATACAGTAGATATTCTCAAAAAATCAGATGCTTCTGTTGCTAAAGATGAATTAAGGCGTGCAAAAGAAGCTGAAAGATTACAGAAAAAAGAAGAATTGGAACGTAAACGTGCTGAAAGATCAGCAGAAATATCTGCCAAGAAAGAATTGGCAAAGAAAAAGAAAAAATCCATAGCTGCTCGTAAGTATCGGCAAAAAATCAAAAAGAAACTCAGCGTAGGAGGAATAGATGAAACTACTACAAGTCCCAGATGATCTTGTAGCTATAGTAGAATTATTCATAGAAGCTGCGGTTATTGCTCTTGAAAAGGATACAAATAATCGTATTGAAAAGAAATCAATTAGAAATGCGAAAATACCTGCTATATCTCAAGAAGATCTTGAGAAAAGAATCAAAAATGAAGCATGTTATGATATAAGAGAAGCAATAGAATATTTGGCTACTAAAGGAATTGTTTACAAATTATCAACATTTAGAGCATATAGATCAAGAGGAGAAGGACCGCCATCTTTCATATTTGGAAATGCTAGAGGAAAAGGTGAAGTAATTTATTTTCAATCAGATATAGATACATGGGTTTCATCACAAATTTCTCCTTCTTTTGGCGGTATAAAAGATTTTAAAAGTTGGAGAATTCAACAAAGAAACCAGGGAAAATCAACCAAATAAATCCTTATCGGCTTGAGAGATGGATTGCTTCTGTCTCTCAAGCTCATCTTTTTGTCTTAGATAATCTTCCTCCCACATTACTGTATTAACCCAAGGAAGTACCATTCCTGCTTCTTTAGCAGCCCAAATGAGACCTCCTAAAGACTTAGTTCCATTTCTAGGAAATTCTGGCCGATGCGACTTCCATTGTCTCATAAAATAACCTTGGCCGCGCCCCATTGTCCCGTAGCGAGCACCACCTGATACAGCTTCAAGAAACAAATCTTGTGCTTCATCTATTGTTAGCTGATTAGCTTCGTTTTCGTCATGTATTGCTCCGATTAATGGTAGCATTACATGCAATGTATACCACTCGTTCGAATCAGCTAATCCGTTGTCGCGAATGAATTCTACACATGCCAACGCCTTCTTATATGCGGTCCATTTAGAATTCTTGGGGGCAATAAATGGCTGTTTGGGAATATTACTTCGTGGTGTTGCTAACATTGGTATTGCTACTCGTAATTCTAATGTATCATATTTGTGAGAATAATTCCTTACGATATGGGCTAGTGCTATTGTTTGGCCTTTTGCTAATTTTTCTGCTTTTGGGTAATTTACTGTTCCAGGTAGCCGCATCACTCGATCAACATTAGACATATTATCAACTTTAATTGGCAGGTCTTTTAATTTGGAGCGCAACAGTGTCTCGAAATCATGACCTAAAGCCGTAGCAAGCGAGCGTAATTGCATTGACCTAGCATTAGACTCTTTTTTATCATCTGTATCTGCATTTGGGTGCAATCTGATAGGAAATAATGGGTTAAGTAAATAGATCAAATGGAAACCTCCTCCAGTATTGATTACTAGAGATGGTTTTAATTCTAGTTCATTATCTATAAAATTTAGCACCGCTTCTTGATCTCTTTCAAAAGAAGTAAAATCTATATCAAATGCCATTGCTCGAATAATGATAATGTCTTCAATATTATTTTTGCCACCTTTGCCTTGTCTATCAGAAATTTTGCAAGGTCTATTGACACTGTAATAAACATTTGATTTACGTGCTTGACGCTTTTGTATATCTGTTATTAATTGATCTCTTTGCTGCGCCTCGAATGTGCTTCCAGCTTCCCAAAGTGGACCTCCATCTTTAGCTCCGAATGGCGCTTCAGAGGCAATGGTATGTCTGCCTCCTGGATCGAGAATATCAAGAAATTGTAGAGCTTGATTAATATCGAGTTCCATTTTATTCTCCCTTGACGTTTTTTAGTACTGGATTTTTAGCATCCTTAATCACTTTTAATTGTTGAGCTGTAAATAATTTTTGTGCCACTTCTAACTCTTTAAATTCAAATTTTAATAACATATATATTGCATCATATAATCGAACGGCTTCATCGTAAGCTGCTTTGGCTTTTTCCCATCTTGCCTTTGCTTCTTCATATTCATTAGTAAACAGATCTGGCATTGTTCACCTTTTATTATTTGCCTTGTTTGTAGATTGCAGCACTATAGCAGAAAAGGAAAGCAAGCGAAATAACTTTCTTTTTTGTAGAATATCACCCATCACAACCAGGAGAGATGTAATGGCAGGTTTCACTTACAAATCATACAATTTCGTGGACAAAGATCCTATCATTGACGAAATCAGAACTGTGTATGAGAACAGCGGTGTTAACTATAAATGGATCGAAGATAATAGTGGAGTAACTTCTCATACAATAGCGAATTGGTTTTCTGGTAAAACAAGAAAGCCACAAGCAGCAACTATCAATGCAGTATTAAGATCATTAGGTTATAAGCTTGGTATTGTTGAATTTGGTAAACAAGTACAGATAATTCCTCAAATGCAACAACCTGTAATAAAACCAACATCTGTGAGACATGTGGTACAAATGCACAAATACAAGAAAACAAAGAGATCCCACCGAGGGTAGTTCCCCAGCAACGGAAGCATGATTACCGGCTAGTGAGCGGATGATAAGAGTACATGCGTGGTTATACCTTTCGGCGCATAGGAAATATCATCTTTGGCACTACAAGACGCAGTTCAGGCCCTCGTGTGGGTGTTATCATTGCCTGTGAAACTGCGTAACATCATGTATTGGGCGCTGTCATACTCCCGTGTGGCAGCGCCCTCTTATCACTTTAACTTTGGAGCGCAACAATGGTAAAGTTCAAAATTGGGTTCACTATTCCAGCTGAGACTCTATTCGGTATGATGTCTAAATTCCTTCCAATAGAGGATCTGCATGTCGAAGAATTGATGGAGCAACCGCAGCAACCGCAAATCAAACAAGCCCGAATTGCTAAATTGATAGCGGCTATGCCAGATAATCAAATCAAAAAAGAACGAAAGAAGCATAGACAACCATTCAAGCATCCTTCTGGTAAAGTATTGACAGAATTTGTCAAAGAATTTGTTGAAAAAGCCAAAGGTGATGTATCTTGGGCAAGTATGAGTAAATTTACTCAACAATTAGGTTATGAGAAAAGTTCCATTAATAATGCTGTATCAAGATTGATAGAAAAAGGTATCCTTGAAAGGAGAGGTTCTGGAGTTTATGGATTGAAGAAAAAGTAATATACACATTTTTCACGTACATAAATCGTTTGCTTTCTGTAGCGAACTGTGCTAGTATGCAACATAGGAAGGGTTGAGTCATGGAGTTAAATAAAATCTACAAAGTAGATGTATCTGGCAATACTAGAGTATGGTGGGCAGAAGTTGGCGAAGATAATCTAGTAGGATATTGGAGAACTCATTCTGGACTATTAGGTGGACAAATCATTACTTCTGCCTGGAAAGCTGTCGAATTAAGATCTCAAGACACTCTTTATAATCAAGCATATTTTTATGCTAATGCTGAGATGGAAAAGAAATTAAAAGTAGATTATCGAGAATCAATGTCAGATATTGACGACGTGCGTAATAGTTTCATTCGTCCGATGCTTGCTGGCAACTATGTCGGCTGGCAGCGCCCCTGTTACGTTCAGCCTAAGTTAGATGGTATTCGTTGTCTGGCTAATCGTAATGGAATTTGGTCTAGAACAAATAGACAGATCATATCTGCTCCTCATATCGAGGGAATTTTGAAGAATTTCTTTATAAAGCATCCTGGAATTATTATAGATGGAGAATTATATAATCACGATCTACATGATAATTTTAATAAAATAATTTCTCTTGCCAGAAAGACCGATCCTTCATTTGAAGATTTAGAAGAATCAGCAATGTATATCGAGTATTGGGTATTCGATGTATTTGACACAAATAATACCAGAGCACTATTCGAGGAAAGATGGGATTTTCTTCAAACAGAACTATTTAATCTCAAATTGCAAAGAATAGTGGAAACTCCAACAAAATTTGTAACAACCGAAGAAGAATTGGATGTAAACAATTTTGAATTATTGGAGAAAGGATATGAAGGACAAATTGTGCGCCACAACACAAAATATGAAGAAAAGCGTTCGCATAATTTGTTGAAGAGAAAACAATATGTCGATCAAGAATTTGAATTGTTAGATATTCTTGAGGGAGAAGGCAATTGGGAAGGCTATGCCAAAATTGCCGTTTGTTCTTTGCCAGATGGAAGAGAATTTAGAGCTGGCATAAGTGGAACACAAGAATTCACTTTGCAACTGTTGTCAGATAAAGAAAAATATCACAGCGTAACGGTTAAATATCAAGCGTTAACTCCAGACGGAATTCCTCGTTTCCCAATTGCCACTAAGTTCTACGAGGAAATGTTTGACGGAATGGAAGAAAGAATCAAGCCAGCACGTGATCTTTTTGCATAGGAGCGCCCCATGAACGAACTACAAAAGACCTCAGGTACAGATCTAGCCATAGATGATGAACTCCTCCAAATGGGAGGTATGGGAAAAGAAAATGTCAAATCTAAGGACGTTCTTATTCCCAGATTGGTTATTCTCCAAAAACCATCGCCGCAAATCAATAAGAAGAAAGCTGAATATATTGAAGGAGCAGAAGTTGGTGACTTCTGCAATGTTGCCACAGGCGATATTTTCAAGGAACAGATTACAGTTGTTCCATGCCATTTTGCTACCGCATATATTGAGTGGGTAAAGAACCGAGGTGGATTAGCTGCTAATCACGGTGATGATCCTTCTATTCTTTCCAAAACAACTAGAAACGATAAATTTGAGAATGTATTGCCAAACGGCAATATTGTTCAAGAAACTGCGCAGTGGTATTGTTTATTGCAAGATGGCGGGAATTGGTCGCGGATCTTTTTCCCACTTAAATCTACCAATCTTAAACATTCGCGGAAATGGCTGACTCTTTGTCAAGCAGAAACTGTGCAACTTCCCAACGGAGAAATGTGGAAGCCACCGCTTTTTTGGCGTTCTTGGAAACTCAATATCGTTGACGATAGCAACGATCAAGGAGATTGGGCGACATTTAGACCCGAAAAGAGTGAGTTGACTCTGGACCTTGATTCAAGTAGGCAATTGTTAAAAGCGTGCAAGTCTTTTTATGAGGATATTCGCACTAACGTAGTCAAGCCTGATCTTGAACAACAGCAGGAGGATGATAAAGGACCAATTATCGAAGGTACTACCAATAAAGATCCACACAATACAAAAACCGCTTTTTGAGGAGAAAACATGACAGAGACTGAGACTGAAATACTCGAAGGTGCAACCTTGCACATTGAACGTATGCTCAGAAATGAAACTATACCAACAAGACTTAGACCATCTTTGCGACCTGTAATTGAGGCGCAACCAGTACAGGAGGAACCAATTCCAGTACAGGAAGAACCAATACAGGAACAGGAGGTCAAAATTGATCACACATTAATTCCAATAAATGCACTTGAAGAAGTGTCGCGTGCGCTTATGTATGGGAAAGAGAAGCACGGAGCTTGGGGTTGGATGGAAAATCCAAAATCCTATACTGAGCTTCTTGCCAAAACGCAGCGCCACATTTTCCAGTTTCAACGCGGAGAAACTATTGATCCTAAAACAGGATTATCACATTTAGCTTGTGCGATCTGTGATCTAATGTTCCTTCAATCTAATGTCCTAAGCGAACGAGGATTGGATGATCGTTGCAAAGTAGATGTCGCGACTGAGGCATAGCGCCTTGGTGAAAGCCTGCTGACACAGGGTAATTTGGCGGGGAACTTGTCAGGGTTCCCCGCCACGCGGAGCTAAAATGATTTGCGGAAATTGTCAAGGACAACGATACTTTGAGGCTTACTTTCCTTGTCCAGAATGTAACGGTACTGGGATTGTATCTTGTTGTGGTGATATAGAAGGAACTGGTAATATGGAAGCTGTAGAATTTGATTGTGTTGATTGCAATGTTCATGTATATTCATGGGGTGGTAATACCACCCGGTGCGCTACATGTCAATTTATTCATAATAGACCGGATTTGACAGAAAAAGAGATTGCTGAGATCAGAATTATAACTCATACTCCGATTTTACCAAAGAAGGAGAAATCAAATGGATGACACACAAGAAGATGTGAGAGATTTATTTGGCTTTGTTGCGCCTACCGAGTCACAACTATCAACTATTTCTGCTTGGGCAAATAAAGCGTTAGATCTTCAGTCTCAAATTGAGACTGTTGAGGCGCATCTCAAAGAGCTGAATAAAGAACTCGCTCAAATAGAGGAAATTGATTTACCTAGAGCAATTATGTCGGCAGGTATGTCTGAGTTCAAGTTGACAGATGGCGGCAAGATTACCATCAGCGACGTTATTCAAGGTTCTTTATCGAAAGATGAAAAGCAACGCGAATATACGCTCCAATGGTTTATTGATAACGGTGGCCAAGAAAATATCAAAGATCATTTCGAGATAGACTTTACCAAAGGTCAACATTCTTATGCTAAGGCATTTCGTGAATTGTTGCAAGAACGTCAAATCCATTTTGACGAATTTGAAAGCATACATCATATGACATTAAAAGCGTTCTTACATGAGAAAATTAGGGAGAGCAAAGGTCAAAAAATGCCTCCATTTGATAATATGGGTCTTAGATTTTTCAAGAAGGCAACAGTTAAACCAGCTAAGGATTAAGTTGTGAAGATCAAAGATTATCAACCTCATACAAGAACCGAAGCTATAGGTTGGCTAATTGAAGAAGCCGTTGAGGTTATACATGCTGCTGCCAGCTGCTATCGATGGGGAGCGGATAATGTTCACGAAGGACGACCTAATGTTCAGATCTTAAAAGATGAAATAGAAGATCTGAAAAAAGCCATCGAGGCAGTTCTACACTTTTTGTGAGTTAACCTGATGCGCATCAACATTATCGGTGCAGGGTTGGCAGGTCTGCTTGCAGCCAATATGCTGAGGCGTCACGATATTATTATTTTTGAGAAACAACATGAGCTACCAAATAATCATCATGCAGTTCTACGGTTTAGAACTCCTGATATTGGACATATTCTTGGCATACCTTTTAAAAAAGTTAATATGATCAAGACGCATGTTGAATTTAGAAACATAGTTGCTGATAGTCTTTCCTATTCAAGAAAATGTACTGGCATCTATCGTTCAGATAGATCAATTATTGCTGGTACAATACAATCTGAGCGCTACATTGCGCCGCCAAATTTGATTAAGCAAATGGTTAAAAATATAGATATCAAATATGGAGCAAACTATGATCCAAAAGAAGGCAAATTGTTTCCAGTAATTTCTACAATTCCAATGCCTGCATTAATGGATATTTTAGATTATCCACATGAGATAGATTTCACAAGTAGACCTGGCGTAGTATTTACTGGGACTGTGTTAGATTGTGACGCATATGTTTCTGTGCTGTTTCCCAATCCAGTTCCATATAGCCGTGCCACTATAACTGGAAATCAACTCTCAATAGAGTTCCCTGGCATGACAGAAATACCTGAAACTATTGATTTAGCAACTGCTTATTTTCAATTAGGCTTAGATGATTGTGTTGTTATTGATGGACAATTCAAGAAACAACAATATTTCAAAATAACCGAAATAGATGAAGCAGAACGGAAGAAATTTCAAAGATGGGCAACTGTCAAGTATAATATTTATTCTCTGGGGCGCTACGCAACTTGGCGTCCAAAATTACTTCTTGACGATTTAGTAAAAGACGTCAGGACAATCGAAAGCTGGATCGTAGGAGAAAAGCAATGAAAGTCACGCTAATTGACTATACTGGCGCAGGCACTCCAGATCCAGGACGCTATGCGGCGAATATTTTGGCATATACAAAATCAACTAGATTACAAATGTCACCAGGACTTATAGCGCAAGTAAAAGAATTACCTTGGGAAGAAGTTTTATTGACATTAAGGTTAATGGCAGATACTCTTCCATCTTCTTGGGAATTTGTTCATTTAACCTTTCTCATAGAAGATGTGACGCGAGCCTTTACTCACCAATTGGTGCGCACCAGAACAGCTTCATATGCGCAACAGGCCATGCGTGTCGTTAATATGTCAGGATTTAGCTATGATACACCTGATAAATTTAAAGGCAATCGACAGTTGGAAGCTATTTACACCAACACTATGGCTGATATATCAAGAGGATATCAAAGCCTGGTTAAATTAGGCGCTGAAAATGAAGATGCTCGTGGGGTGCTGCCTACTAATGTTCTCACTAATATTAATATGTCTATCAATATGCGTAATTGGATCAATCTTATACGGAAGCGCAGCAGTGCTAGGATTCAAAATGAGTATCGCAAAGTTGTCGAACAAATGGTTATAGAGGTTGAAAGAGTATATCCATGGATCTATATTTTTGTTAAGAATGATGAATTGAAAGCTAGAAAAGATTTACAGAATATGATATATGCTAATGAAAAATTAACATCTGAGGAGAAAGTAAACATGGTAAAGAAACTGGATATAATTATCAAAGACGTGTAGTGATAATTGTAATAGACATAGACCACACGGTCGCAAATTCTTTTTGGCGGGACAGTATGATAGGTACTGTGCCATGGGACGAGTATTATGAAAATGGGCGCCACGACAAGCCATTTAAGAACGTAGCCAATTTAATTAATTCGCTTTCTAGCATGGGATATGAGTTTGTTGGATTTACAGGCAGACCAGAAAAATTTAGAACTATGACAGTAGGTTGGTTAGTAAAGAATCAAATCGACATTGAAACACTTCTGATGCGCCCCGACGATTGCTTCATTAAGAACAGCGAGCTTAAATTGATCTTGATTAAGGACTATTTTAAAGATGATTTTAAAAAAATACATTTCTTGATAGATGATAACGAGGAATCTATTCTGGAGTTCTACAAACTAGGTATACCAACACTCCAAATAAGAAATATCCAAATGAAGGATTTGTTTGCATGACAAAAACGGAAACAGAACTAGCAATTGAGCTTGCGTATGAGCTCATAGAAACTATGAAAGATCGTGGCACTGCATACGGAAGCAATGAGCATCGCACCGCACAGATTATGTTGATACTATTTCCAGATTGGCATCCAAAAACGTTCGATGATGTTGTAAGATACAAATTCATTCTTTATATTGTTGATAAGTTATGTAGATATGTCAAAGGTAGACACAAAGATAGTATTCTTGATTTAGCTGGGTATGCGTTGCGTTTAGGTGCGTTTGATCAACAAAAAGGAGAGGAAAATGGCAAGGACAAAAGCTGAGCAACATGCTGCTAATATCAGAAGAGCAAAATTGGTGATAGATGTTGAGGACATGTCACTTAATCAGCTACTATATCATTTGGATATGGACACGGAATTTCCAGTAGTCATTATCAATGCAATGAAAAATAGAGCCAGAAAAAGTGGAGATACTCTTTATAGTTGGATCTTAAAACAAGTTAAAGAACCATCTAAACCTACGCGAAGAAACCCGCATGAAAACCAAGAGGATTTATATAAGGCATTGAACGTAATCGACCCTAAGAAATGATCGCAACAGTTTTTGATACAGAAACTACGGGTCTGATCATCAATCCGGCCCGTAAACTGGATACACAACCAGAGATCATTTCTTTGGCTATACAGGATGTTGACTTAGCAGCAGGTGAAATTACTAATCAATATTATCAAGAATTTAAGCCATTAAAGCCTATATCAGAAGAAATTACCAGAATAACTAGAATCACTAATGAACAATTAAAGGATGCTCATTCAATGAATTTTGAATTGCCGAACATCATTCCTCGCTTTAGTGGCGCTCCAATTATTCTTGGACAGAACATTCGGTTCGATATGGATATGGTAGAACTTGAGTGCAAGCGGTACAATTACCCAGTACCTAAATGGCCAATGGCAATAGATCTAATTCAACATACTATTCATCTTAAAGGTTTTAGATTGTCATTAACCAATTTGCATAAAGAATTATTTGGGACAGAATTTGCTAGTGCTCACAATGCCGGAGTGGATTGCACAACTACATCCAAATGTGCAATTGAGCTTTTTAAGAGAGGACTTTTGTGAGAATTAAATCTGAATATTCTTTCAGACACGCCTTCGGCAAAATTGAAGACGTGCATAATCGTGTGCTCCAACTCAATTGGAGTGCAGCGCCTATATCAGATCGTATGTCTACATTTGGATTTGTAGATTGGGAAAAGCTATGTGACGAAGTAAAAGTTAAACCAGTCTACGGCGTAGAATTAGGTGTCACTTCTCAACTTGGACAGAAGCGCCCCAGTGTATCTTATTGGACATTTTTTGCTACTGAGAAAGTCCGCACGATTAATGAGTTAGTTTTGAAGACTACATCCAAATCTGGATATTATCAACTGTTGACATATGAAGAAGCCTGTGCGGTTAAAGATGCCATAATCATTGCGGATAGCAGAACTCTTTTGGGAGAAATGATACCAGAAAATAATGTTTACATTGCATTGTCTCCATCAACTCCTATTGGATTATTCAGAGAAGCCAAGCATATTGGATATAGATTCATAGCTACCTCTGATAATGTGTTTACATATCCAGAAGATAAACTTCCGTATCACACATTACTTGGTAAAAATTCTGAAACATCTCTAAATCCACAATACATTCTTGATGACGAAGAATGGCGAGCCGCGCTCCCATATGTCGTAACTGATCAAGATGCGCAGATGGCAATAGTTAATAGAGATTTTGCTTTGGATGTATGCAATGCCAAATTGCTTAAAGCTGATATATTTAGATCAGAACATGAGTATTCATTACGACATATGTGCCAAGAAGGCGCAGCCAAATTGGGTGTAAATCTAGATGATCCAGTTTATGCTGAGCGATTGGATGGAGAGCTTAAACTAATCCATGAGAAGAATTTCCAAGATTATTTCTATATTGTGGCAGACTTGGTAAATTTTGCCAAGAAGCACATGATAGTAGGACCAGGTCGTGGATCATCTTCTGGATCATTACTATGTTATCTTACTGGAATTACTACTATTGATCCTATTAAGTTTGGGTTATTATTTGAGCGGTTTATTGACGTTACACGCGCTGACCTTCCGGACATTGATCTTGATTTTAGCGATACTAAGCGTCATCTTGTATTTGATTATATAAAGGAGAAATATGGTATAGAACATGTGGCACGACTTGGTTCAGTAATGAGTTATAAACCAAGAAGCATCCTAAATACTGCTGGACAATCTTTGGGTATTCCAAAATGGCTTTGTGACAAAGTAGCTGATACACTTATCGAACGATCATCAAAAGACAGCCGTGCCTTACAGACGTTTGAGGAGACATTCTCTGATACAGAAATAGGAAGGAAACTTCTCGATGAATATCCAGAAATTTCTGCGGTATTTGAAGTTGAGGATCATGCTACTAATGCTGGTCAGCATGCAGCTGGAATTGCTATTACTAGTGGTGAGGTTCTTGATTATGTGGCTATTGATGGACGTACTGGTGCAATTATGGCAGATAAATATGATGCAGAAGTTCTTAACATTCTTAAAATTGATATTCTTGGTCTCTCCCAACTATCTATATTTGAACGTACTCTCGAACTAATTGGGCAAGAACCAAAGAACGGCTTTCTTGAGGCGCTCCCATTAGATGATCAAAAGGCATTCGATGTACTCAATAAGAAACAATTCTCAGGTATCTTCCAAGCAAATGGAAAGAGCTTACAGATTTTGTTTCAATCTATCCACACAGATCAATTAGGCGATTTAGTTGCTATCACTTCCTTGTCGCGCCCAGGACCAGTTGCGGCTGGTGGAGCGGTTCGTTGGACAAGAAAGCGGATGGGAACAGAGCCAGCAACTTATCATCATCCTATGTTAATTCCACATTTAGAAACGACATATGGAGAAGTAGTTTATCAAGAACAGGTTATGAATATCTGTCGTGATATTGGTAAGATGGATTTTCGTGGTATTACGAAAATCAGAAAAGCTATGTCTAAATCATTAGGCGTAGAAGAAATGAAGACATTAGGCGAGCCATTTAAGAAAGGAGCTTTGGAAAATGGATTAGATGAAAAAACTGTCGATACTATTTGGGCAGAACTAATTCAAATGGGTGCGTGGAGCTTTAATCTATCACATGCTCTCGCGTATTCTTTGATTACATATTATTGCTGTTGGTTAAAGGCTTATCATCCAGTAGAGTTTGCCGCAGCTACCCTTGATAACGAATATGAACCAATGAAACAACTTCGTTTGTTACGCGAATTGGATATAGAAGGTGTCAAATATAAGCCGTTAGATATTCAAACATCTGCTGATAGATGGACTATTAAGGTAGAAGATGGAAAGAAAATTCTAGTTGGTCCTCTCACAAATATCAGAGGCGTCGGACCTGTCACTGTTAGAAAGATACTAGAGTCGCGCCAACCTGGAGGCGCTCCATTAACTCCTGGAATATTGGCTAAGTTGGAAGAAGCATCAACAAAGATAGATTCACTAACTCCGATTAATGATGCAATTAAGAAGTTGCATCCAGATTTAAATGCTATCAAAATAGTTTCTAAGCCAACCAATATTTGTGACTTATATTCAGGATTAAACGGAGAGTATATGATATTAGGATTGGTTAAAAGATTACAGCCTAGAGATGAAAACGATCTACATTCATTAGCCAAAAGAGATGGAAGGCGTATTGAAGGTCCATCTTGGAGTTTAAATATGTTCATGCATGACGACACAGATGAAATTCTGTGTAAAATTGATAGATATGATTACGAAAAACATGGAAAGAAAATTGAAGAAATAGCTGGACAGGGTGATGCGCTCTATGCAATCAAAGGCTATATCCCACGTGGATTCAGAATGATATTAATCTCAGGCATCAGATATCTTGGAAGAATGTCAGATATTGAAATAAAGAAGCCAATACTAAAGGGGCGCGATTTATTCGCATGAAAAAAGACCTAAGAGGCATCCAAGCTCGTTTGCAAGTTGAAGCTAATGCTGCTGCTTATGGTTTTCGTAAAATACAAGATGGACATGGTAAAGTTAGGTTTGTAGTTAGATGTTCATTGCCAGGTTGTGGTAAAGAAGATAGCATGTTTCATGCCTCTTTACAAGATGAACAACATTTATTAACGCATTTCAAGAAAATGGGTTGGGTTTTCTTTCGTAAACAAGCTCAATATTGTTCAACACAACATGAAAGAGAAGCTAGGGAACAACAAAGAGTTGAAAGAAAGGAGGAGGAATTGAAACAGCCAATCCCGCAGCCTGTGCCAGCAATTCAATCAAATGCTAAGGTCACTAGGCGTGTAATAGTTGCTCTTGAGGAACATTTCGATGACGAGAAGAAATTGTATCGAGATGGTTATTCAGACGAGCGTATAGCCAAAGAAGAAGATGCATCAATTGATTTTGTCAAAAAATATCGTCGCGACGCTTATGGTGAACTTGCTGTAGATCCAGAAATCGCTAAATTAACTGAAGATATCAAAGCAATGGAAGAACTATTTACTAGTCAACTCAACACATTCTCTGGACAACTCCAAACACTAGAAAGATCTTTTGCTCAACAAATTGGCGAGCTTAAGGGCAGAGTTGATAGATTAAGCAAAATCCACAATAAGGCATCAGGATGATACGAGTTGTAGCTGAGAACAGAAACCTCACTATTTACGGTCCTTTTCCGCTTGAGTTTTTAAAAGTCTTGTCGCGCCTCAGCGGCCGGAAAATTTGGTCTTCATCCAAATTTGTCCGTGTCGAAGGCTCGCCATGGAATATTGATCTTTTAAAAAAGAGCCAATTCGAGTTATCTTTTGAGGATGCATCAAATGACTTAAAAGAAATTGAAGAAATAAGAGCTATGCTGGCAACGACTGAACCAATAAAGCATAGTTATCATCCTAAACTAACCTTAAAAGATCATCAAAACGAAGCATTGAATATTAGTTGTTATCGTCATGCATTTGCATGGTTCTTAGAAATGGGTTTAGGCAAAACCGCATTGGCTATTGCCAATTATTGCATTTTATATATGGAAAAGAAAATTGATGCAGTTCTAATTCTAGCTCCAAAAGGCGTACATAAGCAATGGATAGCAGAGGAAATTCCAAAACATATCGACCCAACAATTCCATTAAATATGACATTATGGAAGAACGGTAGCGCCTATGAATCTAATGAACTTAAGGTAAATGGTGCGCTCAACATCTTCGCTTTGAACATAGATTCAG